TACAACTTCTTTGATCTCGACATAATTGCCATAGCCAATAGTTGTAATCTTCTCACTCTCACTTACTGTATCAGTACCTCTTCTACTGATCACATCTTGCGTGCCCACAAATGGTTTTCTATAACCTTTGACATAGGCAAGACCACGGCTAACCTCATAGCTAAATTCATTGATACTATTGTTACCTGGCTTTGTTGTTAGTGAAAATGGTTCAACGATAAAATGGCCTGACTCTTCAAAAATGTTCTCAGCCATCTTATCTTCAAGGATATTATACTGAGCGTCTGTTCTCTCAATAATAGCACCATCATTACCAAACTCAACAATAGGGAATGCAACCTCTGTATTAGAGATGGAATTTGTCCCAGTCTTATCCCTTGCAACAATAGTGGATGTAAGTTTTAATCTATGTGCACCTGGTGCGTTAAGATTTGTTGTACCAGAAGCATTATCATAAAGGGAGCTGTCACTTGTCTCCTTAATTACTTCTTCAGTTGTACTAAAGTAAAGAACCTTACCAGATGGATCAGGAACATCCTCATTAACAAGTGTGATATGTTCATTAACTTTAATGAAGTGTCCCTTATGGTAAATGATACCTGGGGATACACTGACACCATAGGCATAACCTAAAGATGTATAACCTAGAACATTATTTGTGAAAAGAACCTGAACCGAGTCAACAAGAGAGTTAGAAAATGTAATATAATCAACATCTAATATTTCTGCTGTTACTGAAGCATCAGATGATAAAACAATATCATCATTAGCATAGAATGTTTTTCTTACATTTCTTAATTCTAGATAACCACCAGATGAATTTGAGTATGCATTTACAACAAAGCCTCTTGCCCTTGAGGTCTCATTACTAATCTTAGCCCCAACTGGAAAGTTTGTGGTATTAACTGTTACTGCAGTATTAATTGAAAGAATAACTTTGTCAATATAAGATTTGCCTGGTACATAAATGTTGAGATACTCACCTTCTGTAAAGCGTGTCTCGCTATTATTACCTGGTTGTGTGTATTTGATAAAGAATCTAGCTGGGGTGGATGATGCCTTGAATCCTTCTCTCGCAGATACAATTTGAGCTACAACGCCACTAGTATTACCAACAGCAATAGCATTAACAAACTGAGCATTAGTTGAAGAAAGAGACGTATTGCTTACAAACTTATCTTCAATTGAAACATAATCAATATTCTTAATATGGGCAATACCGCAACCCTTAACAGTGGAACCGTCCTTAAATATATGCTGACCAAATCTTTCAATTTGATTTTGAAAGATTGACTGAACTTGATTGAGTTCACGCGCCTGAACAGCAACAGAAGGTCTAAAAAGAACTCTGTGAAAGTTCTTATCTTCACTGTAGTCGTCAAAGTATGGTGAAGCGTTTAGAATTGTATTGGCTATATCAACAGGCATTCTTAGAACCTCTAGAATTTAATTACTAATCTAATCTGTTCATTAGTTGTATTAGATCTTTGAATTGGAAGTAGATTTTGTAGATACATTATCTCTCCCGAGTATAACTTCAAATCTGGGGCAGTTGTAATAGCACCATTTGCATTAGTTCCATTTGATGCTACCTTAGAGTATTTAGCTCCCGAAGCAGCAATAGTTGGTGTATCAGCTCCTTGAACAATATAGCCCACACCCTCTATTTGGACATCATTTAGTAATATTGTTTGTGCAGTATTACCACGGCACTGATCATAGTCGATACCAGTCAAAATTACCTTACTTGAGTTAGCAAATGCTACTTTACCTTGAATTAAGGAACCAGCACCGGCGCCATCAGATCCTACAGCAAACTCACCAATTGAAAGCAACGCTGGGGTTGTATTTGCTGCTGTAATATTTACAGTTTGGTTAAAATGTGTGTTTGAAAATCTTTTTCTAATTTTATATGGCTCAGCTACTACAGTATAAGAAAATGGCGATTTGAGCGTGAGGTTTGTATCATCTTCAATATTGACTACTTCTTTCTCTTCATCGGAATAAACAATATGGTCGCCAATATTTACTTCTGAAGTAAATCTAGTTGAGCTACCGGCTACTGCAAGACTATTAGCAACAAGGTCTATAACACCAGAAGGAGTTGTTTTTACAGCAGCTAGAGGGTTCTTCAAAATACCCACTGTTCTAAATTCAACTTCAGAAGAAAAGCTAAATGTTGCTGAGTTTGAGAACTCTACACCAACACCAACAGCCTGGCAAAATAACTCATCTTCTACATTTGAACCATGACCACCTGGTGGAGAAATAACTGCTCTTACAATAGCCCCCGTACCGTAGGCAGGCGCAGTTTGAACTATAACATTTGCCTGCTTATAATTCTTACCTGGATTGACTATTTCAATTGATTTAACGCTACCTGTAAAGGTGGTGTTTGAAACACTCTGCATAATTGGATATGCCACACAATTTGATCCTGTCTTGGAATCAATTTTAATGAATGGACCAATTGTATATGGATTATTGTTTGAAACTTGACCTGTTGCAAATGGAATTTTTACAATTACATAATTACCACTTGTATTGGATATGTAATCTCTTATTTCCTTTACATATGTCTGATTTGTCGTTTCATTAGTTACTACAATACCGCAGTTTGAAAAGAACCCGTTAGATGTGGCTGAACCACCACGAATTTTAACAGTTGATAAATTATCGGTCGTAAAAATTGTACCACTATCAGCCGGATAAGTTGAACCATTGGCTTCTACGACCAAGTTGAAAATTGCTCCATCAATTGCTGTTTTTTTAACGGATTCGTTTTCAATTATTGGTACAAAGTTTTCTGTACCAAATGTTAGAATTTGTTCGTTTGTTATTTGATATAAAAATAACCATCTATAGTCGTCAACTTCACTTGGCGGAAACCCTGTCTCGGTGTGGGTTGGTTCAATAATTGAATTACTATTCTGCTCATTATGAATGCACTTATAAACTTTGTTTTCTGAAGTTATAATATAGAAGTCTTTTTCACTAAGTGTATTATCCTTATCATCATATTCTGCATAAACTGTATTTGCCTGCCATTGTTTCTTTGATATCACAGGCACTACATCACTAGCCCCTATTTTTTTACCAAACATCATTTCATCATGAACAAATACACCACCGTCATAATTGTTGTCGATTGTATTTGCAGCTACAGCATCATTTTCAAAAGGAGACTGTCTGGCGGCAAAAACGTAGTAATTAACGTTTTCTAATTTACCTCTTTTGTAGGTATTGGCAACGGCATTAGAATTGAATGGAGAAGCAACTGTAATTAGCGTATTGTTAGCAATTAAAGCTATTTGTCTTGCTTCAGAGCCAATATAAAGAAAATCATCTAACTTGAAGTCAGACGTGAAACTCGTGCCCGTACCAGTTACTGTAGTACTAGTTGTATTAACTGTTACTGTTCCAGAAAGATCTGCACTTAATGTATTAGATACAGATCCAATGAACAAGTCAACTACATTGCGTTTAAATTTAGTTAACATTACTTACCTTAAACCTTGGTTTTAATTATTTATATAAACAGTTTCATATGTTGTTTGAATTGCAGTATCATATGAAGTGCCTGTCACCTTGTCCGTAACTCTTGATGTTGCTGTTGATTTGGATGTTCCCGTATTTTTAGATGTTGCAGTCATAGTACCACCACCAGAATTTGTTTGATATGCAGTTGATGTATTAAATGCAGTATTCGTGTTGAATGTGGTGTCAATAGATGTTGTTCTTGTTGTATCTCTAACAATCTCGGATGTCTCAGTACTTGTTAAAATTGATGTTGTACGGATTGTCACACCACTACCAGTTTCATAGGTAGTTGTCTTATCTATAGATGTTAATGTATTAAAATATGTAGCCCTATCGGAATAATCAATAGTTGTATCTGTTTGCTTGGCTGTAGCAAATATTGTAGCAAACGCTGTACTTGTTGTAAAGGCCGTAGCTGTTAATCTTAGAGTTCCGGTGTCTGTAGAAACAAACGTACTTGTACCCTTTGATGTAGCTGTGGCTTTTGTGGTTAACAAATCAGAAATTGTAATTGTTGTCGTGTTAAATGCAGTAGCAGTTACAGATGTTACTGTTAGGGTTTGGATTGTTGTTGTAGCAGCAAACTGTGTAACAAAATACGAATTAGTAATTGATGCTGTTTCAGTGCCATACGTCGTGTTTGTGTTAGTTGATGTAAATGTTTGGCGAGTTGTTGGAATACCAGTACCATATGTCGTGTTATACGTTGATGATGTTATGGCAGACGTTCCAACTATTGTGCCAGAGCCATAATCTGTCTGGAATTGGGTTAAAGTATTCTTGCTTGTACTTGCACTTGTAACGCCAAATGGAATTGTGGCATATGTTGTATTGAAAGCTGTTGATGTTTGCTTACCACCAGGATAGCTTGTCAGTATAGTAACTGTAGTAGATGATGTTGATTTTAATGTGCCAGCGCCAGAATCAGTTTGGAATGTTGTTGTTGTTGATTTACTTGACTGTGTAATAACAAAGACTGTATCAAAGGCTGAAGTTGTAGATTTTGAAGTACTAATCATCGTGCCCTTACCATAATCTGTAAGGAACTGAGTGTTTGTGCTTCTTGTTGTACCAAATGATGTTACAGTTGTAGTCAACTTTGATGTGGCAATAACTGTTGAATATGTTGACAGGTATGTCGTTGTTGTATTAATAACAGTTGCAAACACCGTTAAGTACTTAGTTCCTGTCAAAGCAGTTGTAGATGTATTCTTAACAATATCCGTGGCTGTACTCTTAGAAGTGGCCTTCATTGTACCAGAACCCGAATTTGTTTGATAAGATGTTGTAGTATTTGGGCTAGTTGTAACTTGTGTATCAAACGATGTGGATGTTTGGTTAACAGTCACATATGCTGTACCATTAATAAATTGTGTACTTACTACAGTCTCAAAAACAGTTTCGGTTGAGTAATCACCAGACAACGGATATACCGTATCCGTAAGATACACTGTTGGTTTTTCTGTGCTCTTTGATGTGATTACAGCAGTTGATGTGGATGTTGCTCTAGATGTTGCTCCACCAGTATCTGTGAATACAGTCAATGTATTTCTGGATGTGTTATATCCAGTATTATATGATGTGGTAGTTGATTTGCTTGTTGATGGTGTTGTTAAAAAAGTTGTGTCAAAGGTTGATGATGTTGACTTAGATACATCATATGTTGTATTAAACGTTGATGTTGTGTTAAGATTTGTATTAAACGTTGTGTTTTGTGTGATAAGTGTGCTTGTTGACTTATCGTAAGCAGTTGTTGTATTTTTGGATGCAGCTAAAGCTGTATCGCGTGAAGTATCAACTAGTGTGTTATATGCAGATGTTGTAGATTTGCTAGTAAGCTTATTTGTTGACACATTGAGGTCAGTGTTGAAGCTTGTATTAAAAGTTGTTACAACGTCATATACAGTTGTTGTGTTTGTACCTCTTCTTGTATCAAATGTTGTAGCAACACTTGTTGCTGTGTCATAAGCAGTTGTTCTTGATACAGTTGTTGTGCCACTTACATATACTGTTGAACGTGTTGTGCTTGTTGGTTTAGCAGTAGCCTGAGAGGTATTAAAGAATGTAAGAATCTCTGTTCCTTTTGAAAGAGATGTTGTTTTAGATGTTGATACAGCAGTTTCAAACACAGATGCAGTCAAAAAGGCTGTGGTGTAGATTGATGTTGTTGACTTGTCTGTATTATAACCTGATTGATAAGTTGTAGTTACATTTGTATTAAAAGCTGTTGATGTTGGTCTTGTTGTATCTGTGTTGTATACTGTAGCAAACTGAGTTACAGCAGTTGTAGATTTAGATGTAACAGTGCTCTTAGAAGTTGACTGGCTTGTACCAAATACGGTATTAAATACAGATGTAGTTTCAAACACACTATCGCGTGATGTATTAAAGGTACTTGTTGTGCTCTTAGATGTTCCAACTAAAGTATTATAGGATATGAACCTTGTTACGTAAATTGTATCAATATTAGTTTCCGCAACAGTTAGCGTACCAATTAATGTTGGATTTGTTGTTTGGTAGGCTGTGTCTCTTAATGTACTTGTATTTTGAAAGATATAACCTGTTGTTGTATTATATACAGTTGATGTTGTTCTGCTTGTATTACCAGCACCTGAAATAAATGTCGTACTTGTATTTTTAGATGTAGAAGTTAGCGTGGCATAATTGGTTGTTCTATTTGTTAGAATAGATGTATCAATTGTTGTTAGCACACCAGCAACTGTTTCATATGTTGTGCTATAATTTGAGGCAAACAATGTCTGTGTATTAAGGGCGCTATAAACTGTTGATTTGGATGTTTCTGTTTGCTTTGCAGCTGCAATTGATGTATTTGTATTATATGCAGTTGATGTTGTTCTATCCTCATACACGCCAGTTTCAAACTGAGTAGTTGTATCGTAACCTGTATCAAATGTGGTTGTTCTAGATGTTTCAGTTGCTTTATTTGTTAGATAGGCACTTTCAAACACAGTTGATGTAGTCTTAGATGTGTCGTTAGTCGTAAAGACAGAAGTAGCAGTTGATCTATTTGTAGCATATGCTGTGTCAATTGTTGTATCAAATACTGATGTTGTATTTTTTGATGTTTGGTAAACTGTAGGAAATGAAGATATTGTTGACTTACCTGTGTCGTAAGTTGTTTCAATTGCAGTTTCAAACGATGTTACCGTAGCCTTTGATGTGTTAATAACTGTATCGCGAGATGTGTCAGTACCCCTTGAAGTATTATAAGCTGTTGACCTAGTTGTATCAAATACAGTAGATGTGCCAAATGTAGTAGTCGTACTATACACGGAAGCAGTTAGTTTACTTGTTGAAGCTGCTGTTGATACACCCGTATCAGTTGACTTGCTTGTATTATAACCAGTATTAAATACAGAGGCATAGGTTGTAGTGGTACTATATGCTGTATTGAATGCTGTTGTTGTATTTGTTGACTTTGATGTTGCGGCAGCTGTATTGTAAACTGTGTTAAATGTTGTATCTGTGGCCTTAGATGTGGACTGGCTAGTTGCAAATAATGTACCTGTAGAACCAGTTGTATCTCTTGATGTGTTATAAGCAGTGTTGAAAGCTGTTGTTGTATCAAATGTTGACGTTGTTGACTTACTAGTAGCTGTAGCAACAGATGTAACTAGTGCTGTGTTGTAAGCTGTGTTGTATGAACTTGTAGTTGACTTGCTAGTAGCTGTTGCCTTACTAGTTGATTTTGATGTGTCAAATACTGTCAGCGTGCTCTTACTTGTACCAAAGACTGTTGTTGTATTAAATGCAGTTGTAGTATCAAACGTGCTTGTTGTATCCTTACTTGTAACAAAGACTGATGTTGTATCAAACGAAGTTGTTGTATTGAAAGAGCTAATTGTAAAGAACTCAGTAGATGTTTGATATACTGTCGATCCAACAGCTGATGTACCAGTTGATTTGTTTGTATTGTAGGCTGTTGTAGTACTCTTATTTGTGCCAAGGGCAATAGTTGTAATAAAGATAGAGGCTGTATCCCTACTTGTTCCTGTATCCTTACTTGTTTCAAAAGTTGTATCATAGGCAGTATTTCTTGATGTCTCCGTATTAGCTACAAAGGTTGTGTCAAACGTTGTTGTTGTTGATTTAGAAGTATTATAGGCTGTATTTCTAGCCGTATTGTAAGTTGTACCAAATGTTGTTGCAAATGTTGTTGCAAATGTTGTACCAAATGTTGTTGCATACGTAGTTGCATATGTTGTATCATATGATGTTGTTGTTTGGTAAGCTGTAGTTCTGCTTGTAGCTGTAGCCTTACTTGTAGCTGTAGCCTTACTCGTGCTTACAAAAGAGCTAGTAGCAGTAAGTTTACTATATGAGGTAGTACCAATTGGCTGCTGACACTGGTCAAATATGATTTCTTCCCATACTGTTAAGGTCTGACCATAAAATGTTGTAATTCTTGATGTGCTTACACCAGCAACAAACGTATTCTTTGATGTCTCATAATATGAATAAAGAGGTATGCCCTTAAAATAACCTACAACTGTGGTGCTTGATGTAGAATAAGTTGTTGATGCAGTACCAGTAGTATCATACGTGGTTTGAAATTGAGCAGCATATGGTGTATTGAATACAGTAGTTGTATCAAATGTTGACGTTGTATCAAACGTAGTTGTTCTAGAAGTATCGGTAGATCTAGAAGTACCCTTAGATGTATCTTTAGCAGTATCTTTTGATGTGTCTCTAGATGTATCTTTAGCAGTATCTTTTGATGTGTCTTTAGATGTTTCAAATGTAGTTGTTCTACTTGTATCAAACGTTGTTGTTGTTGATTTAGATGTGGATGAGGATGTAGACTCAGCTGTCTGGAATGTTGTTGTAATTACCGTATCTTTAGAAGTATTGAATGTTGTAGCTGTACCAAATGCTGTTAATATAGTTGTTACTGTATTATAGTAAAATGTAGTATTGAAATACTCAGTTGTTGTCTTACTTGTGCCAAATATTGTTACTGTATTAAAGTAGAATGTTGTATTTTTTGAAGTATCAGTGCCCTTACTTGTGGATGTAGCTCGTGAAGTTTCAGTTGACTTTGATGTACCAGTTGATTTGTTTGTGTCGTAAGATGTTGAAGTAGCCTTACTTGTTTCTGTAGCCTTACTTGTAGCCGTAGCCTTACTTGTTTCAAACGCTGTTGTTGTATCATAGTTTGTGGAATATGTTGTGTTGAATGCTGTAGCAGTATCAAATGTTGATGTAGTTGATTTGCTAGTACCAATTACTGTATCATATATGGTTTGAAATGATGTAGTAGTATTGAATACAGAAGTTGTACCCCTGCTTGTACTTGTAACAGCGCTCGTGCCAATTACTGTATCAAATGTCGTGGCAAATGTTGTTGATGTTGATTTACCTGTATCAAACACCGTGGCATATGTTGATGTTGTTGATTTACTTGTCGCGGCCGCTGTTTCAAAAATTGTAGCAAATGTTGTTGATGTTGCAGTCGCCTTGCTAGTACCAATAGTTGTATCAGTTGACTTGCTTGTACTAATGTCTGTAGCCACAAGCGTATTATATGCTGTTGTTGTGGCAATCAACGTATCATAAACTGTATTGTAAACAGAACTTGTTGACTTTGAAGTATCCGTAGATCTTGTTGTATCCGTGGTTTTTGACGTTAGATAAGTTGTGTCAATTGTAGTATCAAACGTTGTTGTTGTTGTAAATGTAGTTGTATAAGCTGTAGAATAAACCGTAGATGTTGATTGGTTTGTGCCTACAAGTGTATTGATAGTTGTAGTGAATGTTGTTGTCGTTGACGTTGTTGTGCTTTTAGATGTATTAAAAGTACTTGAAGTAGTTCTTGTTGTCTCGTAGGATGTTGCCTTGCTTGTATCAAATATTGTAACTGTATTAAATCCAGAGGCATATGCTGTAACATATGAAGAAGTAGTATTTCTACTTGTTGCAATTACTGTATCAAAAGATGTTGTGGTGTTATATGCTGTTGTTCTGCTTGTTGCAACAGCACTATCCGTTGTTCTACTTGTATCAAAGTCAGTTTCATAAGCTGTAAGGGTAGACTTACTTGTAGCTGTAGCAAATGTGGATGTTGCAGTAGTAGAAGTTAAGTACTGCGTTGTTAGTTCTGTTGTACTAATTTGCTGTACTTTAAAGGAAGTTTCAATAGCAGTTCTTGGGGTTTCCTTTCTAATAGTAATTTTATCAGAGGTAGCAGGAGCTTTAGCAAAAACAACGTTGTTGCCAGTAATGGTGTAGTCGGTACCTAATACCTGGATCACTCCATTTTTTGTAACTGTTATCGTACTCATGCCCCACCCGGGATAGCAAACGTTGTCGTACTATCATCTCCAATATATAGAGATGTTGTAGCATCTGGTTGTGAGATAGTAACCTCACTACTAATTAAAACTCTACCAAATTTCTCTACACCTGCAGGGTGCCAAAGCTTTCTCAATAGATCGCTATACTTATTAAAAACAACAGACGATCTAACTTCATAAGAATAATCTTGATAGTAATAACTATCATGTATATATTTGTCAGAACTCAAGAAGCTTTTTGTTGATCTAAATTCACCAAGTCCGCTGCCTTGTTTTACAAGCGATGCAGTACCAGATGCAATCAATGACGTATTAGCTAGGGAAACAAGCGTAACTTCTTCTTGTTGTTCATATCCAAACCCTGAATCGATAACTCTTACACCACCCAACGCATTTGTTCCAAAACCAGCAACTGCAGTAACAATAGCGTTATTACCAAGATAACCTCTGCCCCCTGCTCCTCTGCCAGCCACATGTTCTGTATCTAAAAATCCCATACCGCTAATAACAGTATCAATAGCCTCTACCTGCAAGTTTGTTGTATAATCTTGGCCTGGGTTAACAGTAAAGATTTTATCAATTGTACCTACCTCATAGTTCTGGAATGCAAGGGCATCCTTTAGTAGGGTGTTGAAGCCCGCCTCTACATTGGAGGATAATCCATAACCTGTGCCAGTAGGATGCGCTAATGTACCAATTACTATATTTGTGGCACTTTTACCACTGCCAACATAAGTTGTTGTGTTACCAAGTGCATTGATTTTTATTGGAGATGACCAAAGATTTCGAATATCTTTTAGACCGCCAATTTTCAATGCTGCTTCATCGCCACCACCAGCAATAACAGGGACAAGTAATGCACCAGAGCCACCGGTTGCGCCACCTGTTGAATTGGCGATACTTACTGTAATTGTAGATGTGTTTGTAGTTAAGAATCCATTACCACCATTAGTGACGCTAATGTTATTAGCAAGAATAGCACCACCCCCACCCAATGCACCAATCAAAACAATTGTTGCATTTGCAGTACCATTAGAGCATGTGATAACATCTGTATTACTATAACCAGTACCACCGTCTTCAATTACAAGACCAGTGATAGGACCATATATGTAAAATACGGTATTATTAGTTGTGTATCCAGAACCACCATCTTTTAGATAAAAGCTTACAGTACCATCTAGATCTTTAAGTTCTGTTACAACAACTTTACCCCCTTTACCTCTACCCTGGACTTCAAGCTCTTCACCTATAGCGTAACCAAATGGGGTGCTTCTATTGCTAACATCTACCTCAGTCATTGAACCAATAATTTTTGGTGAATTAATGGCTGAAACAGCTGGCGTTACACCCGTAGCTAATCTATCTTCGTCAATTAAAATAGCTTCGTCATATTGGAAGGAGCCACGAACATCTGTTAGATAGAATATATTAATATTTTTATTATTTACATATTTGGTTCTAAAATTTTCAACATAAGCTGTAGCACCAGACACTCTACCCTTAACAAACTCACCTACAAACAATGAATTGAATGGTTTGTACGAAACTTCTAGATATATGTCTCTATTAAAATCACCATCAGATAATCTAAAGACATCATCGCCGGGCTTGTATACAGTTATTGAATCATTGAATAGTAATTGGAATAACAACTTTAGGCCACGTTCTGTGCCCTTAGATCCATATACTTCTTTAATGTGTTTCTGTAAAAGAACCTTATCGCCAGCAATATCTTCTGGGATAGGAAACATATATTTTTTCTTAAAGTTGTTGATAAAAACATCTATTGTCTTATCAATGTCCCTATATTCAAGCAATCTTCTTGAATCATATAACACCTGATCTTGGGACTCAAGCCATTCAAAATACGCCTTCATAAACATAACAAATAGGGGCCCCTCCTCCCTATAGATAGAAGGAAATTGGTCAGCAATAAATGGGGAAACGTATTTTTCTATTTCTCTCATTATTCTCTAATACCAAGAGCTGATACTACCAAGTACTTACTTTCAATCTGAAGAATTTTGTTTGCTTTAGTTTCAAGATCTAGTTTCTTTGTTATTCCGTAAACCTGTAACTCTTGACCAACATCATCATAAACCAATTCACTAATTGTTATTTCGCCAGTTGTATAGTCAACTGTACCAACCTTATCCTTCAATAATTGGATAACACCATTGACTGTCGATACAACCATTAGGTTACCTTGAGTGTCGTCTTTAATCTTAGCAATATAATCAACATCATTCAGTGTATATGTAAACAAGGAGCTTTCAACTGTTGACGTTGTGTCTTCATAGATTTTTCTTGCTGTGGAAATTTCTCTCTTGAGTTCGTTTTCAAACGAGAAAGAAATTCTGAATGGTACACCCGTATCCACTTCTATTTGCTTTATGAGACGTAGTTGAGTATTATTACTAATAATAGCATCTTCACAATCATCAATGCCTTTAATAAGTTTAGAATATCTTAAATCAGAACCAAACTTCTGAAGGTTGTCATTACCCCACTGTATAATTGTTTGCTCAACAAGAGCTTGAATATCTCTTGTTGATCTTGTTGTTAAATTAATATTATACAGAACTTCTGTAACTACCTCAGCAAAGAAGTATTCAGCATCTACAATAACAGGATCAATTGATATTGAAGATCTTTCCTTCAAGAAGTTAAAGATCTGGGTTTTAACTGGTGTCGATAGCTTGGTGCCACCAACTGGCTTGGCTGCAACAATGACCTTACCATACTGCTTAGGTTCAATCTCTTCACCACCATAAGCTGTAACAACCTCTAGTGCTGGGAATGCTTGCTTTGTTAGAGCAATATAGTCTTCTACGGTGACAGCCCTATTTTGGGTTGGGAAGTATCTTGGAGCATTGAACTTAATTTCTTCATCTGTTTCGTGCTCAGCACCTGATGTCGAACCAAGGACAGTTGCTATTGCCACATTAGAATAGCCTTCGACTGAATTTGGTGCTGTAAAGATTTCAACGCCATTAGCATCAATGCCGTTTGTTTCTCTATAGTTGATTGTAATAATATTACCGTCAACTAGTGCTTTACCAATATCGCCATTACCAAATACAACCTCATACAAGTGATCTTCGGCGCCTTGAACAAAGTAAATGTTATCGTTGTTATCTAAACCAAATAGGAATGTTTCTTTATTCCACTTTGTCTCTGTTGTGGCTGTATTTGAATCTTTAACTGTAACTGAAATTGACTGGACATCAACGTTTGCAGACTGTAGAAGATAGCGAGCTGTGGCGTTGGCCGTAAATACTTCTTTAACAATATTACCTTCATAAACAGCAACATTAGCAGCTTTATAGATTCCACTGTTAGCTCTGATTATAATAGCTTCATCAGTCGTGAAGTAATAGGTTGTGTTGTCGTCTGTCTTACCGTTAATTTCATAATATTTTGGAATTGTAATGGCATCTGGAGTATCTGAAGGCGTAATTGTGATATCAACAAACGCTATTGCTGATGTTCTAGAGCGAGGTGTATAGTTAAGTTCTTTGGCGTGGGATACAATAGATTCTCTTAGTTGTGAAGTGTCAAGAAACATTTCACTACCAATCATATTAAGATACACGCCATTCATGTAAGTGTTATATGCTAGAAGATCTAGTAACACAGCCATGTTTGAACCTTCAAAATCATAATCCTTGAATACTTCTTGCTGGGACAAGAATGTCTTTAGATTTGACTTATAGTTTTGAAAGTCTAATTCGGAGGTTGTAAGAAATCCATTAGCCATATTATCTTACTCTTTCTAGTAAAAAGTCTATTGTTTGTATGTCTTCAGAGGTATCAATTCTGAATCTAATTGTAACATTAAACGAGTTATTGTCGTAATTGGCTTCTGCAGTTACGGACTCAAGCATTGCTCTAGGCTCATAGTTTTGAATAACTTCTGTTATATAATCCTCTAACATTGTCTGGGTCAATGCTGTCATTGGTTCAAAAAGCATTGCCCTTACATTGCCACCAATGTCAGGATCAAGAATTCTCTCAAATTTGTCTGTCAAAACGAGATTCTTTACAGATCGCTTAACAGCATCAGCATCAGTAATACGTGTAAGATCTTCTGAGAATGGGCTAATACCAAATGCGATGCTTAGATCTGAATATCTTGCATTCTTTTTGATAAACGAAGATGTTTTCTTAACGTAACTTGACATAGTAATCCTCTTTAAGGTTATTTATATTAACCATTTGCAAAGACATTTGGTGAGCCTTCAGTGATTGTATTCTGCTCAGGTGTACCTGTAGCGTAGTGGTCGCCCTTTCTTCCTATCTCCTTACCACCTATAAAGACGTTTGGAGAGTATTTGTCAAGGACTGACTCGTCAGGCTGACAGCCCTTTTTTTTATGTGGGGCTATCTTATTACCTTTTACAACAATTAGTCTGTTGTTTGCCAATACAGAACTAGAATTAACTTCACCTACAGCTGTATCAACTGGATTACCACAGCGCGTGCCTACCCCGGTTGGTGAATATACCTTATCATCCTTTCTGGCTACAGCACTCATCCTAGTTTCTGTCCAGGCTTCAGGTCAACAAACTTGTTACGAGCATGGATTTTTGGAACACTCCACGTAGCCATTGGAAGGGCATGCTTAGCCCCATCTGCATAGGCAATATGCAACCAGCCAGGACCACCCCCATTCAGATTATATTCTAAGAAAAATTGCTTAGAAATTTTACCAACAATTGGGTATATTTTAAGTGCAGCTTCATAGGCTGACATACCAAACACATTAAAGTCTACAGCTCGACCTGTATTGTGGTCCGACTTGTTGTTTGTTCCACCACCAGAAAGCTTAACGTCTGGTGTTCTAAAGCCTGAGGTTATTGATACTCTGAATCCTGCAGCTACAATTGGTTCCATAATATTCTCTGCATGCTTAATAATATTGCACAGAATATCTGCTGCTGTCAGACCCCCCTGGTCTCTCAACTTTCTTGTTCCATTTTGCGTGTAGTCTGCTAATGTAAAGTTCTTAGATACCTTTACTTTTTTATAATCATCAAGTAGAATAATAGAACCACATTTAACGTTTTTGTTTTCACCGCCGGCGGGTGGTGTATCGGAAGCACCTTCAACTGGTGGTGTGTTATCGGCTGGAATCAATCCATTTGATACAATAACATTGTTATATTCTTCTAATGATTTTTCAACATCATCATCAAACGCATATACTTCAAATACAGTTGGGCCACCAGCCTCAGATTTAGTAATACTTTCTGGTGCTCGAATTGCTCCAAGGGGTTTAGCTGTTGGTCTATTGAAATGAACCTCACTACCCTGTAACTCGACTGTACCACCTGAGTAAATAATTGTACCGCCACTGGTGTCTATATTTGTTGCACCACCAACCGCTACATCAAAGTTGCCACCAATGTCAACCTTTAAGTTGCCACCAATTCTCCAGGTAGCATCCCCACCGGTGGAAATATTTGTATTTGTACCAGATAAAATATTAACGGCGCCAACCACAGACATATTCATGTTGCCGCCAACGTATAGATTTTCATTATTTAAAATAATATGATAACGATCTTTAGCTCCTCTGTGGACAATAGAGCCGTCTGGGTGGAATTCGATAAAGGACCCCCGTCTATGGAAGATCTGAACTCTTTCTGCGCCAGGTGTATCATCCATTTCAAAAACGTGGCCGGCATCTGTCTCCATAACATGATTGGCTGGATACCTAGCATCAAACTTTGACTCGGGCTCAGCAAACT